TGGTAGTACTGGTGACTCTCCTAAAGGTGTAGATTCATTAGATGAACCCACTTTTACAGATTTAGAACCATCTACAGCTGGTACGCAAGATCCTTATGTATGGAAATATCTGTTCACAATTTCACCAAGTGACGTTATAAAATTCGATTCAATCGAGTATATTGTTTTGCCAAATGATTGGTCAACAACCACTGACTCACAAATTCAATCAGTTAGAGAGGCAGGAGATTCTGATATTAATAAAAATCAGATAAGGAAAGTATATATTGAAAATGGTGGAACTGGTTATACAGGCACGAGTGAAATTTGTAATATTCTTGGTGATGGAAGTGGTGCAAAGGCACTTGTAACTATTACCAGTGGTAAAATTACTGATGTGATTGTTACATCTGGTGGTTCTGGGTATACATTTGGTATGGTAGATCTAACAAATCTTGGTACACCGTCAACTCGTGCAAAGTTGATACCGATAATTCCACCTTCTAAAGGACATGGATTTGATATTTACACTGAGTTAGGTGCCGATAAAGTTTTAGTTTATTCACGTTTTGATGATTCAACAAAGGATTTTCCAACAGATACTCATTTTGGTCAAGTGGGAATAATTAAAAATCCAAATGACTTTACAAATTCAGGCATATTAACTGCTTCTCAATTCTCATCTTTATCCTCTATTAAATTAAGCACTGCAATTCCTTCAACCACAGATTTTAATGCTTTGATTGGTGTTGGAATCACACAATCTGTAAGTGGAGGCACTGCAAAGGGTGTTGTGGCATCATATGATAAAGATACTAAAGTTTTGAAATATATTCAAGATAGAGGTTCACATTTAAATCCAACTTCTTTTGATAATACTGATTTTGCAAATGTCACTACAAGGTCAAAAGTTTTGTCTTTTGAAAATACAGATACATCTGGTGAAATATTTGGTCAAGGTGGAGCAGTTTCTTTTTCATCTGGTATTGAGGATTTTACTGGAATTACAACCACAATTGGTAATAAACAGATAAATTTGGGAGTTAACTTCACAAAAGGTCTAGCCAATCCAGAAATAAATAAAAAGACTGGTGATGTCATCTACATTGACAATAGAAAAAAAGTTGAGAGGGACATCAGGCAAAAAGAAGACGTTAAAATCATCCTAGAATTCTAAGAAAATGTCACAAAAAATTAATTTAAATGCAAGTCCATACTATGATGATTTTGATAGTCAGAAAAATTTTCATAGGGTTCTTTATAAACCTGGTTTTCCAGTACAAGCAAGGGAATTAACACAACAACAATCAGTATTACAGAATCAAATTGAAAAATTTGGTGATCATATATTCAAAGAAGGTTCAGTTGTAATACCAGGAGGAATAGGATATGACACTCAATATAACGCAGTAAAATTAAATAGCACTAATTTTAATATTGACATATCAGTATATATTGATAATTTTATTGGAAAGAGAATAGTTGGATCAGAATCAGGAATAGAAGCAGTTGTAAAGTTCGTTTCTCTTCCAGATGGTGGTGATGTAGAAAATACAACTTTATATGTAACTTACTTAAGTGCCGATAACAATTCACAATATACTACTTTTGTGGATGGAGAAACATTAAGTGCAACTGAATCTGTGGTATATGGTAATACTACAATTAATGCTAATACTCCATTTGCATCACTAGTTTCTGAAGATGCAACTGCCATTGGATCTGCTGCATTTATTTCTGAGGGAGTATATTATGTAAGGGGATTTTTTGTTAATGTTTCTGATCAAACAATTATATTAGATCATTATTCAAATAATCCAAAATATAGAGTTGGATTGCAGATTAATGAATTAATTGTTGATGCAAAAGAGGATAATTCACTATTTGACAATGCGAAAGGATTTACTAATTTTGCAGCACCAGGTGCTGATAGACTTAGTATAGAATTAAAATTAACTAAAAAACTATTAACCGATAAAAATGATACTGATTTTATTGAATTATTAAGACTTGATGATGGTATATTAAAGGTAATACAACCAAAGAGTGAGTATAACAAAATTCGTGATTGGATTGCAGAAAGAACTTACGAAGAGTCTGGTGATTATAGTGTAAAACCATTTAAAATGAATGTATTCAATTCATTGAATGACAATTTGGGTAACGGGGGATTATTTTTTGAAGATGATATCACAGATCAAGAAAACACACCATCAGATGATTTAATGTGTTTAAAAATATCTTCAGGAGAAGCATATGTAAGAGGATATGATGTTGAAAAAGCAGGAACAACAATTATAGATGCTGATAAACCAAGAGATGTTGGAATTAGAAGTGATGTAGGTGTTGGTTTTGAGATGGGAAATATTTTAAAGTTGAATAATGTCACACAAGGTATTGCAGTTCAAGGAAGTGTAGTAAAATTATTTGATAACTTTAGCTCTACTGGAACTAATATTGGTAGTGCACGAGTTTATGCATTTAATTTAGAAGATGCTGCTTATGAGGATGCATCTACAAGATGGGAACTAAGATTATTTGATGCTCAAACAAATACAGATTTAGTTTTAAATCAAGCAGTAAGTAATACTCAATTACCAAAAGGTTCATTTGTAAAGGGAAAAAGTAGTGGGGCAAGTGGATTTGCCGTTGATGCTGGTAGTGGTTTAGGAATTAAATTAAATGAAACTTCAGGATCATTTAATGTTGGTGAACAGATACAAATAAATGGTGTTGATTTTCCAAGAACAATTGGAATCGCAACTGCATATACAGCACAAGATATCAAATCTGTGGGTGACGGTGCCAAATTAAAGGCAGATGCCGTATTAGAGAGATTCAGACTGCCAAATAACATAGTCAATGTAGTTATTGATGGTGCCACTGTTACCGCACCAGGTAACGTATTTACAGGCATGAAGGTTGGATCTGTTGTTAGATATGCAAAACCAGGATTTACAACAGAAACTTATAACAAAGTTGCATCTGTTGGTGCTGGTGGAACTAATTTAACACTTCAGGCAATAACTACAGGAGTTCCTGGTGTATATGAAGGTGCTCTTGCTGCTGGACAAATAGCAGTTCCAATGTTTATTGGTGCACCGTTCATAGAGGGAACAGGATCTTTATTCGTACCTTTACCAAACATTAATATAGCAGATATTAATTTATCAGATTCTACATTAAAAATCACAAAACAAGTTTCTAAAGTTGCATCTGGTAATTCAGTAACAATTGCAGATAGTGATATTACAGATGTGTCTGATGTAATATTTGAAACTTTTGATCAAGAAAGATATTCATTGTTTACCACATCTAGTGGTATTCCTACATCAATTACAAACGACACATTCGAATATGGAAGTAATAAAATTTCTGTCTTTGATGTAGCTGGTAATAATAATAAGACATTAAATGTAACTCTTACTAAAACAAAAATAAGATCAAAATTAAAAACTTATAATCGAAGTCAAAAGATTAATATAACCAGATCAAAAAATGCACAATCAGGTAGTGTTGCAGCAGGAAATGGTGGTTCAATTGCAGATGGACTTATTTTTGATGCCAGATATGGATTAAGAGTTCAAGATGAGGAAATATCTTTAAATTATCCAGATGTTGTTAAAGTTTTAGCAGTTTATGAATCTACAAACACATCTGCACCAGTATTAGATAAATTGACTTTTACAAGCACTGTTGCTGTACATGATAATGCAATTATTGGTGAAAACATAATTAGTAAAGAGAACAATACTATCGCAAGAGTTGTATCTTCTCCTACTAATAATGTATTAGAAGTAGTATACTTAACGTCTGGAAAATTTCAAACAGGTGAATTTGTTGAATTTAAAGAGTCAAACATAAAAACAAACATAGAATCAATTACAATTGGAAAATATAAAAATATAACGAATTCATTTACTTTAGATAAAGGACAAAAAGACCAGTATTATGATTATTCAAGACTTGTTCGTAATCGAAATGTTTCTGAACCAAGTGCTCAATTATTAGTAGTATTTGACTATTATTCTGTTGCTTCTGATGATGGTGATGTTTTCACAGTGTTAAGTTATGATGAAGAAAGATTCTCAAAAGACATACCTAATATTGGATTTTCTAATATAAGAGCTACAGATACACTTGATTTTAGACCAAGAGTTTCAGTATATGATCCATCTACTGGTACAGGATCACCATTTAATTTTACGTCAAGAGATTTTAGTGGGACTGCAGTTTCACATTACATTACACCAAATGAAAGTTCTATAGTTGATTTTAATCATTATCTGCCAAGAACAGATAAAGTTTATCTTAACAAATTTGGTGAATTTATATACGAGAAGGGAATATCAAGTTTAGATCCAAAGGCACCAATTAAAACTGGTGAATTGATGGAACTAGCAACAATTTCATTACCACCTTACTTATTTAATCCTCAAGATGCAATCTTGTCTTTTGTCGATAATCGAAGATTTACAATGAGAGATATTGGTGATATTGAAGATAGAGTTGCGAATTTAGAGGAAACCACTACTCTTTCTCTTTTAGAGGTTAGTGCTCAAACTTTACAAATTCAAGATGAAGAAGGTAGGAATAGATTCAAAAGTGGTTTGTTTGTAGATTCATTTAAAAATTACAATTTTATAGATATTGATCAATCATTAATACAAATAAATCCTGAGTCACAAGAATTAATACCATTTAGAACTAGAGACACATTAGCTTCTCAAATAACACCATCACAAAATATTATTAGTTCTGAATTGGATTTTAACGAAAATTTTGAATTATTTGATTCAAACGTTAAAAAAACAGGGAATGTAGTTACTTTAAATTATGATGAAGTTGAGTGGATTTCGCAACCATATGCAACAGAAATTATAAATGTTAATCCTTATGAATTACCTACATTTTTTGGTGAAGTAGAATTAGATCCTCAAGATGATACTTGGACAAGAACTGCACAACTTGAGAATCGTAATATACAACAAACAGGAATTACTAAAACAAGAAGGATACATATAGGTAATAATTTAGCACGACAAGGTGATGTAACTAGGAATATAAAGGGTTTAGGGAAACAAACTTTTAAGTTTTTTGGTCAAGAACTAAATCAAACAATTACAACATCTAATACTGAAACTGAAATTCAAAATAATTTGGTTTCAACATCTCGTGATGATTTTATCAGATCTCGAAATATTCAATTTATATCAGAAGGATTTGTAGATTTTGTACAAACATATGTATTCTTTGATGGGCAAAAAATATTTGATGTAATTCCAAAATTACTTGAAATAACACCAACGAAAAATGGTTCTGTATCTGGATCAAATGGTGCATTTAAAATTGGAGAGGAGGTTCATGCTCTCAATGAAGAGGGTAATGTAATTATGAAATTTAGATTATGTCAACCAAACCATAAATCTGGAAAATATAATAGTCCATCAGAAACATATTTTAATAATCCTTATACTTTAGGTGTAACTGAAATATCTTCTAATTATAGTCAATCATCAACAGTTTTGAATGTTGATACAAAAGCATTGGCTGAGGAAGCACAGGGTAAATATTTTGGGTATGTTCAAAAAAATTCACAATTAGTTGGGCAGGAAAGTGGTGCCACTTCATATGTCAAAGATTTAAGATTAATTACTGATGCTTATGGTGATGTGCTTGGTTCCTGTTTTATTCGTGATCCACATAACCAACCAGCACCACCAGTTAAAATACAGAGTGGTACAAAAGAATTTAAAGTGACAACAAGTCCTACAAATGAAAATGTAGAACCAACACAAAAATTTGGACTTGTAACAGCAGAGACAGAATATACTGCTGTTGGAACTGTTGAAGAATGGCAGAATACAATTACAACAACAACTAATATTACTAATTTTCAAATTGTTGGAAGAAGAAGACGAGCTGAACATGATGATCCTCTTGCACAAACATTTACAGTAGGTGGTAATGTATTAGCACCGAGTGCGAGAGATGCAAATAAAGATTTAAATGGAGTCTTTGTAACAGCTGTTGAAGTTTACTTTGCGACAGTTGATACTGTGGCTAATGCTCCAATAAGATGTGAAATAAGATCAACTATTGCAGATGCAAGACCATCAACCACAATTATTGGAAGAAGTAAGACTCTTAAACCAAAGGGAATTGATAGTAATGGAAATGAGGTTACCT